CGAGCACCCCGACCGGCGGAGGCTCGGATGATCCGGCTCGTCATCCTCTGCCTGCTCTGCGCCGGGTGCCTCGGCACCAAGCGCGACACGCAGTCCATCGAGCGCCGCGTCGGCACCGAAGCCGGCCAGCCCACGGACTTGACGATCACCAAGCAGACCCGCAGCGCCGCGGAGGTCGTCGTGCCGCCCGCCACACAGGGCGCGCTCGGCGGACTGCTCGGCATGCTGGGCGGCGTCGGCGGCGTCGGCGGTCTGGTCTTCGGCGTCCAGCAGTGGCTTCGCTCGCGCGAACTCAAGCGCGACGCCGACGAGGGCTGGAAGCTGGCGCAGGAACACGCCCTCAAGCGACCGCCACCGGAGGCATGAATGCCCCTCGCCATCACCCGCACCGCCGACGCCGCGTCCGAGCCGATCACATCGGCCGAGGCCAAGTCGCACATGCGCGTCGACCACAACGCCGACGACACGCTTATCGCCGCGCTCATCAAGGCCGCCCGCCAGTACCTGGAGGAGATCAGCGGCCGGGCTCTCATCAACCAGACCTGGACGCTGAAGCTCGACGGCTTCCCCGGCTGCGGCAAGGACCGGCGCAACATCTCGCCGCTCTACACCAGCGACCGCTACCGCTGGCGCTCGCAGTTGCCCATCATCCTCCCGCGCGCGCCGCTGTCGTCCGTGTCGTCGATCGCCTACGTGGACGAGGACGGCGCGTCGCAGACCTGGGGCAGCAGCAACTACGTCGTCGACTCGGCTGGCGAGCCCGGCGCCGTCTACCCCGCGGAAGACGTCGACTACCCGGACACCGACGACCGGCCGAACGCCGTGACCGTCACGTACGTCGCCGGCTACGGCGCCGCGGCCAGCGCCGTCCCGCAGCCGATCAAGCAGGCGCTGCTCCTGCTGGTCGCGCAGTGGTACGAGCACCGCGAGGTGTCGCTGGTCGGCACGATGCAGGCCGCCCTGCCCTTCACCGTCGACGCGCTCATGGGACCGTATCGGGTCCACTGGATGGCCTGATGCGAGCCGGCCGCCTTAAGCACCGCGTCATCATCGAGAGCCCCGCGGACGCCCGCGACGAGCGCGGCGGCGTCACGAAGGTCTGGCAGACCGTCGGCGAAGTCTGGGCCGCCGTCGAGCCGATCCGCGCGCGCGAGCGGCTGACGGCGAATCAGGTCGTCGGCGACATGACGCACAAGATCACGCTCCGCTACCAAGCCTTCCCGAACCTGAGCGAGCGCCACCGCCTGAACTTCGGCGGGCGCATCCTGCACATCGCCGGCCCGCCGATCAACCCGGACGAGGACGGTGAGATGTGGGAGTGCTTCGCGGTCGAGGAGACGCCGGCAAATGCCTAGCGCTCAAGTCAAGATGACGTTCGCGCGCGGCGAGGATCTCGTCAAAGCGCTCAAGGCGCTACCGCCGGCCGTGTTCCGTCGCGTCGCCCGCGCAGCCAACGCGAAGGCGATGCGGCCGGTCGTGCAGAAGGCGAAGTCGCTGGCCGCGCGGCGCAGTGGGCTTCTCCGGCGCAGCATCGGCATCAAGACGAAGCTGTACCCCAAAAAGCTAGTCGTGGCGACCGTCGTCGGCGCGCGCGCCAACGTCATGCAGGAGACCGTGGACCCCGTCACGAAGCAGCGCAGGCGGCAGATCCCCAGCAAATACGCGCACCTTGTCGAGTACGGCCACCGCGTCGCGCGCAAGGGCACGACACTACTGCGCTCAGGCGAGACACTGAAGGCCGGGCGCCGCCGCGCGCGCCTGGAAAAGCGCAAGTTGGGCGTGGCCGCCGGCTTCGTCCCGGCAAAGCCGTTCATGCGCCCGGCCTTCGACGGTCTGGTTCCGACGATTACGGCGGTCCTGCGCGCCGAGTACGCCGCTGCCATCGAGCGCGAGCATGCCCGGTCCATCAAGCGGCTGGAGAAGCTGAAGGGGAAGGCATGAGCGTGTCCGCCGTCCAGGCCCTGCGCGCGCTGATCGCCCGCAACCCAAACGTGTCGCTGCGCATCGGCGAGCGGGTCTTCATCGGCTACGCGCCCCAGGCCGCGGCGATGCCGTTCGTCGTCCTGTCGCAAGTCGGCGGTCGGCGCCAGCACCACCTGCGCGGCGCGGCGGAAGTGGCGTGGTCGAACGTGCAGGTCGACGTTGTGGCGACCGATGAAGCCGTTGGGTCCCAACTCGCGAACCTCGTTCGGCTCAGTCTCGACGCCTACCGTGGCGGCGTGACCGTGGCCGGCGACACTACGTATCTCCGTCACGTCGCGCTGGAAAGCGAATCCGGCGACGTGCAGTCACCCCAGGACGGCACCGACGCCGGCGTGTGGGTGCAGACGCAGACGTACCAAGTCGTGCAGGCAGAGACGGTCACCCGATAGGGGGCCGCTGTGCCGATCCAGGATGTAGGAACCGGGACGTCGATCACGTTCGGCACGAGCGGCTTCAGCGCGCGCGTCGCCAGCATCGACGGTCCTGGCTTCTCGCGCACGAGCGTGGAGACGACCCACCTCAGCACGACCGGCAATCGCACGCACATGCCGGGCGATCTGGTCGAACGCGGCGAGCTGACACTCAGCGTGCATCATGACCCGTCGCTGACGCCGCCGATCGCGGCCGCGGCCGAGACGATCACGATCACCTGGCCGATCCCGTCCGGGCTGACCAACGCCGCGACCTGGGTCTTCTCCGCGTTCTGCACCGGCTACTCGCCGTCCGTCGCGATCGACGAACTCATGACCGCCTCGCTGACGCTGAAGATCAGCGGCGGCGTCACCATCACGGCAGCGAGCTGACACCATGGCCGACCTCACCATCACCGCCTCGCAGGTCCTGCCCGTCGCGGACTCGACCGTCCAGGCGCAGGGCACCGCCGGGGCGACCATCACCGCCGGCCAGGCGCTCTACCTCGATAGCTCGACGAACACGCTCAAGCTCGCGCAGGCCGACGGCACCGCGGCGGAAGCGGCCATCGTTGGCGTCGCGCTGGTCGGCGCGTCGAGCAGCCAGCCGGTGGTCTACGCCACCGGCGGGGACGTGACCATCGGGGCCGGCGCCGCGCCCGCGAACGGCACCGTCTACATCGTCAGCGCCACCGCGGGCGGCATCTGCCCGACCGCCGACGTCACGACCAGCGGCTATCGCCGGTCGCTCGTCGGCACGGGCATCGGCTCGAACAAGATCCGTCTCCACATCGTCAACACCGGGGGCGTCATCCCGTGAACCTGTCCCGCGAGTCCATCCTCGCGTCGAACCCCGTCACCACGGCGCCGGTCGACGTGCCCGAGTGGGGCGGGCGCGTCTACGTCCGCACGCTCAGCGGCTCGGAGCGCGACGCCTTCGACGCGCGACTGATGCCGGACAAGAGCGGCAAGCGGAACTTCGCCAACTTCCGCGGCTGGTTCGTCGCGCTGGTGGCGAGCAAGGAAAACGGCGAGCGTCTGTTCCAGGACGCCGACGCCGTCGCGCTGGGCAAGCAGCCCGCGCGCGTGCTCGACCGCGTGGTGGATGCGGCACTGAAGCACAACGCCATGCAGGGCGATGCCTCGGTGGAGGAAGCCCTGGGAAACTCCGCAGCCGGCCCGAGCGCCGGCTCTGGTTCCGTCTCGCCCTAGCCCTCGGAAGGACTGTCCGTGAGGCGCAAGCCACGATCGACGCGCGCGAGTTCGCGGAGTGGCAAGCCTTCTACCAGCTGGAGCCCTTCGGCGACAGTCGTGCGGACCTGCGCGCCGGAATCATCGCGTCCGTCGTGGCGAATGCCAACCGGGCTTCCGGAGCCGCGCCTTTCAAGCCGTCCGACTTCATGCCCGAGTTCGACCGTCCAGACCAGACCCCGGAGGAGATGCAGGCGCGTCTCGCCGCGGCGCTCAGGATCGGGGGCGCGTGATGGCTAACATCGCAGCGCTCGCGGTCCAGTTGTCGGCGAATATCTCCGAGTACCAAGCGGCGATGAAAAAGGCCGCCGGCGCCACGCAGGGCTTTACCGACTCGTTCACGAGCGGCATTGCCAGCATCGCCAAGTGGACGTCCGTCATCGCCGGCGCAACTGCGGCGGTCGGCGCGTTCTTCACGAAGCTGGGGGCGGACAAGATCGACCAGACGGCCAAGTTGGCGGACCGCCTGGGCGGCACGACCGAGGAGGTCGGCGCGCTTCAGTACGCCGCCGATCTCGCCGGCTCCAGCGCCGAGACGATGGCCGGCGCGCTCGACAAGCTGAACAAGAACCTGGGCGACCCGAGCAAGGAGACCCTGGAAGCCCTCGGCATGATGGGCATCAAGCTGGAGGACATCGTCGCCGCCGGACCACAGCGCCGGCTGGAGATGATCGCCGACGGCATGAGCAAGCTGCACAACAACGCGCAGCGCGCGGCCGTGGCGACTGACCTGCTGGGCAAGCAGGGCATGGAACTGATGGCCGTCCTGGAGGGCGGCAGCGCGGGCATCCGCGAGATGGCTGACGAGGCGCAGCGCGCGGGCGTGCTGTTCTCGCGCGTCGACGCCGCCAAGGCTGTTGAGGTCGCGCTCCATCTCGCGGATGCCCGCGCTGCCGTTCGCCAGCACGGCGAGCAGAGACGCGCCCTGCTTGCCAAACAGATCGGTTGCGATGGCGGCG